CCGCCATACCAAAGTCCGCCGAGGGCGCAGGTGGAAAGTAGCTCTTGGACGTGGGAAGCGCACTTTTAAAGAGCGACCCCGTTAAACTGTCCAACGTGGAACCAACAGCCCCCGCAAGCACGCTACCAAAGGACGGCACAGCCGCTCTTGCTTGTGCTGCGGCCATTGCATTATGGCCTGTGGTCGTCGTCGTGGAAAACGCCGACAACCCCCCCGCATTCAGGACCGTCATGGGATTATACCCATTCTCTATCGCGGCCTTATTCATTTCTGCGAGGTTTGCGACGTTGGTGGAAACGAGGGGCACTTTCGCCGCCTCTTCCATCAACTTCGCATTTCTTTTTGCGTCCTTCCGTCCGAATATACCGGCAATGAGTGAGCCCAGAAACGCCTGCTGGATTTCTGGGCCTCCATTGTTCAAAAGGGCATCTAAAACGATGTCATGCATTGCGCTTGTACCTTTTGAATAGAACCACACCGATCTGCGCGGACACTGCAAGCAGTGCACCGCTTAGATTTACGAACGTATCAGCATGTTCTGCCGCCACGCCGTACGTCACGAGGACACCGGCCACATACAATCCCGCTCTCCGCACCACAGGCGCTAAGAGTTCCCGCGTGATTGACCCGATCACCTCTATTTTTTCCATGTTATCACCCCCTTTCGTTTGTTTTCACTGCACTGATTTGCGCCCTTTTTCAAGGGCGTTTTATTTGCACCATGGCACCCAATCTTTACTTGCGCCACCGCCTGCACGGCGTGGCGCTAGCCTATCCGGCCTTGATTTACATACCTTTTTTTGGTCTTCGCGCGCCGAGAGCGACTGCGATGCAGGCTCGACCTGTTTTTTTTGTGGTCTGTTTTTAGCCGTTGGCTTTTTTATTGTTGGTTGCTGTGTTGCTTTCGCCACATGTTGCTGTGGTATCGGTCCCGGCCTGATGGCCGCTTGCTTCGCAAGCGCCTGTTGCGTGACCTTGTTTATGGGGGAGCCGTTAAAGATCGCATCAACGATGCTCTCCATTTTTGTTGGAACCGGCTCCGTCGTAGATCGCTGACGCGAGTGACTTTGCACCGCCTGTGGCCGCGACCAGGTCTGCGACTTGGTCTTGCGGATCGTAGAACTGCGTTCCGAGGAACGGCCCGACTTCTTTTTGCTCATGTGGTGTCCAATCGCTGTTATAAAACCCTATGCGGTTTTTCCCGAAGTAGTATAAATCGTGCGCTTCTCTGTACTCCTTTCTTTTTTGCGCCTCTTGCAGAAGCGCCTCGTCTACAGGCTTGTAGTGTTTCGGATTGGCTACAAACAGTTGCCTGTTGTGCCAATGCTTCCCTACCCACTCGTGAAGGATTTCCGAGGGCGGGAAATCTTTCCATGGGTGCTTTTTTTCCCATGCTTCACAGTAAGCTCCCATGAATAAATCCCATGTCGCGCCTTTGAGGTAGAATTTAATTAGCTCCCTAGATTTCTTCCGCCGCGCTTCTGGGAAGGTATAAAACCTATCGTGTGGCACAAGGCCGTTCTCTACCATCAGCTTCGCTTTGTTGATGAAATAATGTGCCCCTATTGGTGGCACCTTGGAGAATTGAAACTTGCTTTGCGCGTTAGTGTCTTTTTGATCCTTGCGGATATACTTGCAGCAGTATTTTACGTGTGACGGCTCCGGCCTTTTCCACACTTGGTGCCCATGTTCCCAGTGCGCATCCCAATACCTCTGATACATTTTTACGGGCATCACTTTTTCTTGCCAAAACACGATTACGTGCCAATGGGCACGGCCCTTCAATGTTCCGTATTCCCCGGCGACGAGATACCGCGCCGGATATCCATGGTTGCGCAGGCGCTTCAACCAAATCTGGATGTCGGAATACGTGAGGACGGCTGTGCGCTCGTGACGATCGACGCCGTCCTTGTCCCGCCCGTAGGTCAACGTCAACGAGTGCGTGCCTACGGCGGTCCGGCTTTCAGCCAAGCAACGACCCACCCAATCATTGGTGAGATTGTCGTTGCATATATCGCAGCTACGACAAGCAACGATGGTTCCATCTGGGAGAGTGGTAGGATTGTTGCACATTCGTTTTGATCCTTCGTTGCTAGTCAGTAGCTGCATACTTGCTCAAGGGAGTGATGGGCCCGAAAAAAGCCCCTAGATTTCTCTAGGGGCTTTTTTCTGCACCAGCAGTTATTTGCTGGGTGCGGGCTTGACGGCGTCTTCGCCGTTCACGGTCTTTCCCATGACCGTGATCGTTACTGCATCCATGTGGCGGCGAGCGTCGTTCACCGCCGCATACTGCTTTTCCGGTGTCTCTTCAAGCATAGCCAGCTTGAGCGACGACATGGCCTGCTGTACCATGATGCGATTTTTGGAGGTCATACGTGTCATATTAACACTTCCTTTGCACGTTCTCGCCATTGGGCCAATTCCCAATGCGCGGGGTCATAAGGGTCTTTCCAGTCCCCTCCCCACACAATAGCGATACCGTGCAAATGTGCAACCTCTTTTCCTATGTGGCCCAATAATTTCCATTGGTCCTTATTCATATTCCACGCATACTTGCTATGGACGATATCAGCAGCACAGTGCTGATGGGCGTACGCTTTCGAGCCGTCATTTTTTGACAGCCCTTTCGCGTATACCTCCTGCTGCATCTTGCGTGTTCTCACAACGCAGTGTGAGAACATCGGTATGCCGAGAGCCTTGCACCTTTTTACAAAGGCTTTCTCGAACTCCACTATGAGCAGGTGCGCGTTCTCCCGTTCAGCCCTCCACTGTTGGGCTTCATAGGTTGGATGGCCCAAAAAGGGCCAATCCTGTATCGAACGCATGGCGTCTTGCATGTCGCCGGGAATGCTATCCCTGCTTAGCTCGCCTGTGTCTGCATCACTCTTTTCCATCATCCGGTAATACGCCCTCCTCACTGACGGGCACGGGTGCTGGAGGCTGGGTGGTTCTTTCGTCGGCCACCTGTTCGACAGCGCCAGAATTATCTGTTCCTGCACTGACAGGTTTTGCACTGACAGGCTTTGCTGCGTTGACACGTTCAAAGGCTTGCTCCAGTTCTTTTTCGCGCCGGCGGAAACGGCGCATCATTTTTTCTTCGATGGCTACGAGCGCAGGATCGCGTTCCACAAACTCATGATGTGTTGTGAAGCTTTCTTCGTCATCCAGCGCGACACGGTGCTGCACCGAACCATCACGGGTGTAAAAATAGACGTCAGCTTCTTCGTCCTTGTGCGTGATGGCGTATGCACCGGGCACAACGAACTTGAGAGTTTCACGTCCCTCAACGAGCGCCAGCAGGCGCAGTACGCCCTCCCCACCTAGCATAATATAGAGGGGCACTTTTTTCGACGTATTGATATCGAGCGTCACAGGACGAGCATAATCATTGTCGAATGGCATCGCTTCACCGGCTGGCAGATTTTCCCAGCTATGAATGTCGTTCAAAGTAATCATGGTATTGGCCTTTCTTGACCGTGTTTGCTTATGAGGGCGGATGAGAAGTAAGTGGGCGCTACACCCTATCGGGTTAAGCGCCCACGCCGGTCTTGGCGACCGTCCTCAAGAGGGCTTTTGCTCCGCAAAAGGACTGCCGTGGGGTTCTGTGCCTTACGCTGGCACCGGTTCCTTGTCGATGCGTTCGAGGTCCACCTTGGACATGACCACATCGTATTCACTGATTGGCAGCGCCTCAATCAGCGCCGGGCCGAACTGCGTGTTACCCTCAATCACGCACTGACCGAGCGTGATGCAATCGAATGGATCGATTGTCGAGGTCCAGAACGGCTTGAGGTGAATATCGGCAGGCACAAGATATGCGTCCTTTGTAAGACGTGGGTTTTGTGTTTCGACTGCCCAGATCGCGTTACGATCCTCGTCAAACCCGGCGTCCACTTCCGGCCTATGGAACCGCCCGCCGATACCGGGGGGGACGAAATTCCAAGGGAAGTTCTTGGGACCATAGCCATAGATGTCGTCGGGCTGGTCGTGGTCATTGTCGATATAATCATTCTTGACGATCTGGACCGCCTCTGGATCAAGGTGATCCTCAAGGAATGCGGGAAGATCATCCGGCGACAACGCCGCCAAATACGGGTCTTCCATGCGCTCGAACAACTGTTCAGGAGCGCAATACGCGAGGATGATCACGACGCCGCCACCCGGTACACGAGGCACATTGAGGTTGAACTCAATGGCCGCGGCTCCCTCGACTATGGATGTCGTCATAGCATCCGCGTCTGACGAATAGCGTTTGGACATACCAAACCGAGTGTCCCCGCGCTTGAGCAGGATTGGCTGACGCCACGCCTGTTCAGAGACGGAGATACCATCCATCAACAAATCACGGATCATGTCTTCATGAGCGTTATACCGCTTCATGATGTTTGCAAAAATCTGGGCCTTTCTGGCCGTCTCGATATTCGCGAGCGAAATGGTTATGCCGTTATCTGCCAACTTAGCGACCGCGCCTGTCAGGTCGGCTTGTAACCCCCTGATATCCACGACCCTTCCAAGCGGGCCATACATAACATGGTTACCCGCTCTGTCTTGCGTGATCAACTGCCCTTGAGTCGCCGGATTTGCGCCGTTCGCCGCAAACACCGTAGGTTCCACCGGGTTCACCTGCCCGGCATGCCGAGACACGCTGAGAAAATTCTTGTCGCCCGCTCCGCGCAACGTCAAATTTTGCTCCGCGACCGACAGCGCCACCTCGCCCTGCATTACGGCCTGATCGAAATCCGGCACAATGTGGGAAAACATGTTTTTCGGCCACATCGCTTGCGCAAGCGTCTTGTCCAGCAGGTCGCGTTGGGGAATGTTTGCCGACACTTCAGAGCGGGCAAAATTAACGGCTGCGTTATACGCCCGAACATATGCCATGTTCGCGGCTTGCGTGGCCCGCCTGTGCTTGCCCAACCGCTGGTGCACTTGGTTGGTTTCTGGAGCACCCGCTGGCTGCGTCACGAAATACGGTGTAGGTGCCGCTTCACCGTCACGCTTACGGCCCGTATAAGCAAGGTCGAGATCGTCAGCGGTGCGAAATTCTGGCATCGCCAAATTCGGCACGAGCCACGCCTCGCACACTACGTCAATGCCGTTCAGCAGAACTTCAACCGTCTGCTGCATTTCGAAGGCAAAGGCGAACCGCCCGCGCATACTATCCTCGCGAAGCAGCGGGATGGTTGCGACTGGCACGACCTTGCCCGCTGGCAGCGATGTCATATTGCGGATATCGTGCTTGCGCCGCGTCCGTGGCACAGCCAACGGATTAGTTGCATGTCTTGTTTTTATCTGAGCCATTTTTTAACACCTTTCAAAATGTTACCTGTTTTGAGTACTAAGTTTTTACCGGCGCGTCTAGCGCGACGGCATGTTTTACATGGCCTTTTTTTCACGGCCCTAACCACGGCTCAAAGAATTCAAACGCCGCCTTACCGAACGTATTGATATCTTTTTTCGGGTCTCTTGTGAGGGCACCGGCTTTGACACTGTCAAAGGCGTTCGTGACCACTTTCGCAACAGGTTGCCCCAGCGTTTTGTAACGCTCTTGACTGGTCATACCTGTTACGTTGTACCAGATATCATCCCACCCGGCGTAAACGCCTGCCACCATTTCCACCAGTTCGCTTTCGCCGTACCGCTGCGTGAATGGTGCCGCCCCGCCTGTCGTCGGATCGACCCCGTACTGCACCCAAGGGTTCACCGTTTCCGGCGCCTCAAACGAGGGCAGCATTGGCGCGCCTGCATTGGTCGCAAGGCGCGCACTTTTGAAGGCCGGTGACGCAAACGACGCACCCGCGTTTGACGCCACCTTTCCACCGCCGCTATTCCATCCCAGCGCGCCCGCCATACCAAAGTCCGCCGAGGGCGCAGGTGGAAAGTAGCTCTTGGACGTGGGAAGCGCACTTTTAAAGAGCGACCCCGTTAAACTGTCCAACGTGGAACCAACAGCCCCCGCAAGCACGCTACCAAAGGACGGCACAGCCGCTCTTGCTTGTGCTGCGGCCATTGCATTATGGCCTGTGGTCGTCGTCGTGGAAAACGCCGACAACCCCCCCGCATTCAGGACCGTCATGGGATTATACCCATTCTCTATCGCGGCCTTATTCATTTCTGCGAGGTTTGCGACGTTGGTGGAAACGAGGGGCACTTTCGCCGCCTCTTCCATCAACTTCGCATTTCTTTTTGCGTCCTTCCGTCCGAATATACCGGCAATGAGTGAGCCCAGAAACGCCTGCTGGATTTCTGGGCCTCCATTGTTCAAAAGGGCATCTAAAACGATGTCATGCATTGCGCTTGTACCTTTTGAATAGAACCACACCGATCTGCGCGGACACTGCAAGCAGTGCACCGCTTAGATTTACGAACGTATCAGCATGTTCTGCCGCCACGCCGTACGTCACGAGGACACCGGCCACATACAATCCCGCTCTCCGCACCACAGGCGCTAAGAGTTCCCGCGTGATTGACCCGATCACCTCTATTTTTTCCATGTTATCACCCCCTTTCGTTTGTTTTCACTGCACTGATTTGCGCCCTTTTTCAAGGGCGTTTTATTTGCACCATGGCACCCAATCTTTACTTGCGCCACCGCCTGCACGGCGTGGCGCTAGCCTATCCGGCCTTGATTTACATACCTTTTTTTGGTC